AAGGAGAGTATTATCATTATGGATTAGGAGTTACATTTGTTCAAAATGATATAATAGTCAGACAACAAATGGCAGGGCAGGGTATAAATTTAATATTTATAGATGAAAGCGACATACTAGATGATGTAGATTATTATGTTAAAGAAGCTTTTAATTATAAAGATCATTCTCAATTAGGAGGAGGAAGATAAAATGGCATTAATATACCATTCAGGATATGTGTTTAAAGATGACGGCACACCTGTAGAAGGAGCAACAGTTCAGTTGTATCAAACTGACTCTACTACCTTAGTAACATTATCAGACGGATCTAGTACTTCAACAACTACTAACTCAAGTGGATATTACTCAGCATCAGTAACAGAAGTAGGAGCTACTTCATCTTACGATGTTAAGATAACTTCAGGATCTTCTGTTAGATATAGAAGAGGTAACGACAAATTACAACTAGAAGAGTTAGATATAAGAAATGATACAGGTAACACACAAGGTGCATTATATGTAGCAAATACAACTAATAATGCTAGTAACAAAGTAGCAACTTTTGCATCTATGAATAGCACAAGAACAGATAGTGATGAAATATATATTTCATTTGAACTTGCTAACTCTGCAGGAGAAATTGAAGAGTTTGCTCGAATTACAGCAGAAGCAGTTGATGTGACAGACGGGCAAGAAGATGGACAGCTTCGATTTGGGGTAGCTAAAACAGATGGAACTGTAACTGATGTTTTCACTATTAATTCCACTACAGGTGGAGCAACATCAATGACACTTGATGTGTCAGATGATATAAATCTTGATGCTGATGGAGGAGATATATTCTTTAAAGATGGTGGTACTACATTTGGGTCAGCTACTAACAATAGTGGTAACCTAATAATTAAATCAGGTACTACAACAGCTCTTACTTTTACAGGCTCTAGTGTAGCCATAGCAGGAGATTTAACTATAACAGGAGATGACTTAGTTATGGGAACTAACACTAGTGGTCATGTTCTTGTAGCTGACGGCACAAACTTTAACCCTGTAGCAGTAGGTGGAGATATAACAATGGCTGCAAATGGTACTGTTACTATAGCTAGTACTGCTGTGGAAACAGGAATGATAGCAGCAGATGCTATTACAGGAGCTAAGATAGCTGATGACGCAATAGGTAGTGAACATATAGCAGACGATGCAATAACATCTGCCTTAATAGCAGATGATGCTATTACCACAGCTTTAATAGCTGATGATGCAATTACTTCTGCTCTAATAGCAGACGATGCTATCACAAGTGCTTTGATTGCAGACGATGCTATTACTACAGCATTGATAGCTGATGATGCTATTACATCTGCATTGATAGCAGACGGAGCAGTTACTACTGCTTTGATAGGAGCAGATGCAGTAACAGGAGCTAAGATTGCAGACGATGCAATTAATAGTGAACACTATACTGATGGCTCTATTGACACAGCACACATTGCAGATAACCAAGTAACCCTAGCTAAAATGGCAGGACTAGCAAGAGGTAAGATTATATACGGAGATGCGAGTGGCGATCCTGCAGCATTGGCAGTAGGAAATGC